CGCCAAAATTGCCGGGGAAGTCCTTTATGTAAATACCAACCCTGGCCTGTTTGATACCGGCAAAGAGGTGTTGGTTTTTACTCTTCAAAAGATTGATACAGGTTCTATATTCGGTTCTAAAAAAGGCGGTGCCGGTATCGGCAGCGGGCCCGAAGGTCATGTAGGAGATATCGAGATTGAAGGAGGTAACATAATCGCACCTTGATGATTTCATCCGTTTTGTGCGGTCTATACAATAATAATTGAAGAGTTAAAGGAGAGAAGAGTATGCAGAACAATGAACAGGAAAATACAGCGATAATTGAACAAGAAAGATTGCGAAAGTCCGAACAAAAAATGAAAATATTCAACATTAACAAAAACTATATCCAAGGATTTGTTGCCGGGGTACTAGTTTCAGCAATCCTCTTTACAGGTCTTGTTGCCGGTTTTAATCCTTCCTTTCTGACGGGTTCAACCTACACCGTATCTGATTTGACAGTTGAAGATATAGATACTGTTTATTTCTTGAAATCTGATAGCATGCAATTAAAAGAAGCAAGTAATACTACAGAAAATATTAAACATATACCTTCCAGTACTCATTATGGGTTTGAAGGCATTGATATTTTAATAGAGGGTTCGGCAGGAGAAAAATACACTTTAGTATTTGGTGCCAGTTCCTCAGATTTAACGAACAAAATGACATTGGTCGGTGTCCCTAGAAATAATCCTTCTGTGGAATGGATTCCTATTTCAGGTATTAAAATCATATCTGCTCATGAATATGGTGAGTTTTATACATCCACTCCAAGAGGAGCCACAGTGAAATATAAAAAAACAGGAGTTTCAACTGTTATTGATTCAAGAGAATTTCGCCAAGCCAGTGGGATTGTAATACAATTTACGAGTATTGGAAGTCATGATACATATCATATCTCTTATGTAGTTCTTACGGGTGGCTATGGTGACATAAAAACTTTAAAAGTACTTTGTCATAATAAACCTATTGATTACAGTGTAATAACGCCCTAATGTTTTCCCAAACCCGCACCTTAAATTTCCTAATTTCATTAGCAACTTTATAATCTGAAATAATATTTAAAAATTCTATTGTCTTCTTTTTCTCTTGATCTATACGCTCTTGAAGCATTCTAGCTTTTTGTTTCTCTTCTTCACGTTTACGTTGTGCTTCTTCCCACTCTTCTCTACGAGTACGAATTTCAAAATAACATTGATAAAATAGAAGCACTATTTCAGGAATCATAATTCTCCAACTGTAGCATATGGGAAAGTTGGAATCTTTTTACTTTCTATTGACAGATATTATCCCATCCGCTCTAACGCCATCTCAATAATCCTATCCGCATGATCCGCCATAAAAAGCGGTATATTCAGCAAGTCATCATCCATACGCAGGTTATTCAGAGAAAATCGAATACGCAGTTTCACCTTATCGCCGTACTTGTCCTTATACTTTTTCAGGCTTCGGCTTTCAACATTGCTCTCGGATTTAACCTCTACTGGTAAAATGTCATTTTCTCTTTGTATAAGAAAATCAACTTCATATCTCGGATTATCCATCGTCCAATACCGGGGCATGGCCTCAAACTGATTTTGCAGGGCTTGCAGGATATAGTTTTCGCTTAAAGCCCCCTTAAACTCTACAAACAGCCTGTTGCCTTCGCCAAAGGCGGAGGGAGCCAAAAGGGATAAACGGCGCAGCAGTCCCACATCGGCCATATACAGCTTAAACGCAGACAAATCATCGTATGCTGAAATAGGCAGCCCCGGTGCGGTACTGCGGTATATCTTATAAGTCAAGTTCGCATCGCAAAGCCATTGCAGGGCATCCTCGTATTCTCTGGCCCGTGCTCCTTCCTTAACAACCTTATAAATGAACTTTTTATTTTCTCTTGCCAGTTGGGAAGGGATTGACTTCCATATCAGCGATATTTTTGGAAAATCTTTAGGGTCAGGATGTTTGGCAAAATCAAGCTCATATGCCCCCAGAATATTGGACAGAACCTGCTGCATCAGCTCCACATCTCTATCTTGCGTCCAAACACGAACCGATTCCGGCATACCGCCCGTTACAAAATACATTTTAAGCTTTTCATATAACGGATTGAAAAACGCCTCCGGAATCGGCTCGATTCTATCTACGCTGTCCATGTACGCGTCAAAGTTGCCGTCGCCGTTGGCCATTAAAAATTCCGTAAAGGTCATTGGCATGATCTCTAAGAAATCCACCTTGCCAACTGGAAAAGAAGCAGGCTTGGAAAGAGCAATGCCTAATAACGAGCCTGCACAGGCCACATGATAATGGGGCGTGTTCTCACAGAAATATTTCAGCGTGTTCAATGCGTTAGGGCATTCCTGTATCTCGTCAAAAACAATGAGCGTGTCCTCCGGGCTCTCTCGTTTGATGACCTCTCCGCTTGCCATCATCAGGTTTTGCAGAATACGCTCCACATCCTTGGTGCTTTCAAAAAACTGCTTATATTCCGGGTGCTCGTCAAAGTTGAAATAAGCAATATTTCCATAATGACGTTTTGCAAATTCCTTAAGAAGCCAGGTCTTGCCAACCTGACGCACGCCTTTTAAAATAAGGGGTTTTCGATATTTGGAGTTTTTCCAGTCCAGCAGTTTTTGCATAATCTGTCTTTCCATACTACCACCTCCGAAACAACACATTATTATACATGTTTAGAGTATTAAGATCACATTTATATTGATAAGTATAGTCGAGATTTCAATATCAGTCAAGACAAATCACATTATTATGGCAAAACAATCAACAAAAATCACATAACCGTGTAATTCTGGTTGTATGGTTTTAAAATAACAATACCTGCCCCGATAAACAAGGCAGGTTTTTTAATGTTTTCCTTATTTCTACATCAGTTTGAACTTTTAAGCCGCATACTCGAACACCCAATGCAACGGACACCAATTCTTAACACTGTTATGGGTCGTATCGATGCGTATCATTTCATTCCACTCTAAGAAAAGCCATTGCTGTGAAATATATAGGCTTGATACTTTCAACCCGTGATTTTTCTGGACAAAAGAACAACCGTCTCCACATGGCCCGTCTATCGAAACGTGTCAAAACCAATTCCGCTAAAAGGTGCACACCCCTCATTAAAAATGCACACCCCTTGCACCCTTTTGCACACCCCGGGTGCGTTTTTGTAAATTTTGTCCTTTTACAGGGTCATAATTACCCCGATTTCACAATACATTTTCCCCTGTAAAACGCCGAAAGCCACTGAAATCAGTGGCTTTACATTGTATCAATATTTTTGTTATAGTATGGTGGAGCAAAAGAGGGCTTAAACGAACACTCCGACATACTGTGTTTATCAATGTTGTCGACTACGGAAGCATCCAGCGGCACCTTAATGGTGTTCCTTTTTCCTGAAAAACTAAACTCTATTTTGAGATCATTGTCGTAGAGATATACCGCTACGAGGAATGTATCGAATAGCTTTCTTTGGTATTTCTTGTCGGCGATGTCACCATCCCGGAAGGATTCAAGCCAGACGATAATGTCCTCTTTATCAACCTCAGGTACTTCCGCTTTCTCAATAGAAAGCCTGGCAACAATCTTCGACTGCTCAGTTTCCAGCTCAAGCAGCCTCTCTTTTGTTGTGGTCGTGATGATGCCCTGCTCGATGGCCGTCATAAGGTTCTTTGTTGATTTCTTAATATCCGAGAGCTGCTTCTCTAGCAAGGATATCTGAGACTCATCCTTTCGCTTCTTGCCGTATTCCGTCACGCTGTCGGCGATCCATTCAATGACATCATCTTTAAGAATGTACTCTTTGATGGCAGCGGCCACCTGTTCCTCGATCCAGTCCCGGCGAACAGCATCTTTGTCACATGATTTTTCCACCCGCTTCTTTTGGCAGATGTAATAATAGTGCAGCTTACCCAGCTTGCCTGTTCCAGACATGCCGGTCATGGGGCTTTTACACCTCCCACAATAGAGCTTCCCGGTGAGCTGATAGTCGCCATTTGCTCGGCGCCGGCCACCGTAGGGATTTTTCTTTGTTCCCAGTTTATCTTGCACGGAGTAAAACAACTCCTTTCCTATAATTTGCGGGACGCCTCCTTCAATCCGGACGTCTCCATAAATATATATTCCCGTATATCTTTCGTTGGTAAGCAACCTATGAAAGCTATTCTTTCCCCATTCATTCCCTCTACTCGTTTTTATGCCACGCTCGTTTAGATCTCTGGCTATATCTGCAAAGGTTTCACCACAAGCAGTACGGCTGAAAATTTCCCTGACAACATCTGCTTCCGCTTCTACCATCTCATATCTATCGTCCTCGCCTTTTTTATATCCGAGAGGCAAGCCGCCATTAGTAACCTTACAGTTCATGGCGTTATCAATGAGCCCTCTTTTGATGTCCTCTGCCATGTTCTCACTATAGAACTGGTTGACATTCATCATAGTCCTAAGAGCGAAGCGGCCGGCTGCATTGTCTCCGAACTCTTCCTTGACATAGACAACTCTGATTCCAAATTTTTCGAGCTTATCTTCATAAGCAAGCGCCTGCAGCATGTTTCTGGCCATACGGTTTGACTTGTAGGCGATGACAACCTGGAACTGTTTCTTTTCAGAATGCCGGATCATCTTCTGGAACTCCGGACGTTTATCTGTTTTTCCGGTTACGGCTTTATCCGAATAGATATTAACGACCTCTAAATTATTGGCTGCAGCGTATTCCTTGCATGCTTCCACCTGCTGCTCAATGCTTTCTTCTCTCTGCGCATGACTGCTGTATCGGGCATAAATGACGGCAACCGCAGACGGTACGTCAAAGCCCACTTTCTTCTTGGCCACCGGCATCACTCCCTCCCAATTAGAAAATAGTTATTTTTGATTCTCGTTCTGCCATAAGCGAAGCATATACATATGCTTACAAGGCAAGTGCCGCATTCGAAAGTCCGGACAGCTGCATCCCTTAAAATTTGTTTTATACACGTTGTTTGAACTACTCCGTATCTTAGCTTCTATCGATTCGTCGTTGTATGAGAGAACGACCATGGACTCACTTACAGCTCTTCTTAATCTTTCGTACTGACCATCAACAGAATGAACAGAGGCATCCCAAATATTCCAATAAGGCACATTGAAGTCTCTTGAAATATTATCAATAATCATGTTTCGAATGGCGATTTTTTGTTGATGTATATCAGCTTCAACATTGGTAGAACTATTCTTCCTTTTGGTTGAAGCTAAAGCAATTATGATAACCGCCAATGATATCACAAAAACAAAAACTGCCATTACTCAGCCCAACTTTACAGCTGTACCTGTGGCACATATATTCGTTCCGTGAGGTTCATATCGTGTCGCTATTATTGCATCTGCTCCCAAATCGGAAGCTTGCTTTTTCAACAGCTCGGTAGCTCCTTCTACTCCAGTTTGCCAGCCACGCTGAACTCCCTTATTACCTCCGGGCATAAGCATTACCATTGCGGCAGACACCACACCCAAATATTCGCTTACAGTCTTACCTTCCACATTAAAGGCGGTTGTTATAATCATGAAGAATTCCTCCTCTTATAAAGTTCACAACGTTTCCCATTTATAGGATATCACGTGCCCGCGTCCTTTGTTAGTTATATAATATCTTTTTCAACATTTCTCCCTAATTAGTGATATAATTTTGTTACTGTCGGCAGCTATCATTATGAAAGGAGCTGATTTTCATGATACATAGTAACGCCGAAAGCCAGTCAAAGGAGCTTACCCTTAAAACTATATTTGCTGCCGAACTATTTTCTAAACTACCGGCAGCTGCTCAGGATGAAATCATTGTTTTGATAAAATCCCTGTTATCACGTGAATAATGAGGTCTTTTTGATCTGCGGACAAAAGCCCTGCTAATTCAATAATTTTGCTTGTGCGCCCATCGTCTGTATCGACGGTGGGCGTTACATGTCTTTCCATTGGAACTTCATAGCCCATCAGCCAAGCCTCAGATATTCCGAGAGCCATTCCAAGTATTGTGAGTTTTTCCTGCCCCGGCTCTACCTTGCCGGATACATACTGGCTCAATGCATTTTTCTCCAGCTTCACACCGTACTTTTTACAGTAAGGCTCTGCTGCTTCCAGTATATCTACCTGCCGCAGGTTCCGAGCTTTCATTATCTGTTTCAATCTATCAGAAGTACTTTTTTTCTTCACTTCTATCACACTCCTTCGGGGGTAAACACATTATAATATATCTTGAATAAAAGTTCAAGAGCATAAGGAAATAAAGTTCAAGTTTTTTGATTAAGACTAACCGGAAACAAAGTTCAAAAATTTTGACGAAAAGGGGTTGCAATTGAAAATATCCTGTGGTATATTAAGCATAAGTTCAACGACATTGAACATTATTTGTAGAAAGGAGGCGCTAAACAGTGGCATATGATTACAACAAGCTCTTAGGACGTATCACTGAAAAATTTGGCACACAGGCAAAATTCGCAGAGGCTATGGAATTGTCAGAACGGAGCTTGTCTCTCAAGCTAAACGGAAAAGTCGGTTTCAAACAGAATGAAATCACTAAGGCTTGCCCGTTGCTTGATCTCTCTGCTGACGAAATAACCAGCTATTTTTTTAACCTGAAAGTTCAATGAGGTTGAACTTTGCAAACAAGGAGGTGATCAAGTGAACGTGGCACGGCGAACGACTGCCAGCACCCAAGGCATGACTGACACTATCAAAATCGACTTTGCAGCAATTCCTGATTATGTCCGGGAAGAACTCGCTGAGGCAACGCTGGAAAGCGTAAGAGAATTCATCCGGCAGCCGGGAGGACGTGAGTTCCTGGACGCAAGAAAGGCAGCGAAAAAAGCTGAAAAATGAAAAACGAAAGGAGCACTATCAATGGAAAGGAGCATTAAGATCGTTATTCTTGAGCCGGACAAGCCGGCCAGAATTACAGAAGTTGGAGAGGACCTGGCTTCTATGCAGGCTGTAGTAGGTGGATATATCCAAGTCATTCCTGCTTGCGCCGTTCCCGGTGGGAAAGTTCTCAGCCGTGAATTGTTACTCGTCCTCAACGAAGAAGGCAAGCTTGATGATCTGCCGTACAACTTCAAGATTTGGGACGGCGCAGATTATATTGTCGGTACCTGTTTTGTATGCAAGGAAAATGAAGATGAAATGGTCGGTCTCTCTGATGAAGAAGCCCAGTCGGTGATCGAGCTTTTCAAGGAGGTGTAGCGATGTATTACCGCACTTGCGCCGTATGTCACGGCAATCTGGATCCGAATGAGAGGTGCGATTGCGAGACAAAAAAAGAGACCACCCCGCTGCCACGGGAAAGGCCTCTCTCTAAAATAACTAAGGTCAGTTTATCAACGCCATCATTGAATGTCAAGAAGGTTCGGGGGTGTCTGAATGGCTGAGAAATTACGAGAACTTCGTATCAGTCGGAAACTGCCGGCTAAGGAAATGGTGGAAGTCGTTAGGGATATCTACCCCAAATATGACAAGACCATGCAGAGCAAAGCTGAGCGAGGCGACGAGTACGGTATTCAGATCAGGCCCGATGCCATGGACGCACTGTATGCCCGCTTCGATCCGGAGCAGCTGACCAAGACCAAAAAGAAAAAAGGAGACGGACACAAATACACCTGCCGTATCTCCTGCCGACTGCCAGACGAGCAGTACCTATTACTGCAGAAGCATACGAAAGCCGATGGCTATCGCACTATGCAGGACTGGCTTACAGACCAGGTTAAAAAATATCTAATTCAGAAAGGAGCACTAAACATGGGCAAAACCATTGTTGGAGTTACATTTAAAAATAGCAAGACCGGCGAATTCACTGGCAAAGCATATAACTATTTCTGCGAGCTGGAAGTAAAGGCCGGCGACATCGTAAACGTGCCTACACCGAGAGGAGATTCAATCGCTCGTATCGTGGAAACGGAAGTATCGGCGAATCTCATTGATGAAGATATCCTCCCTCGGCTTAAAACAATCACATCCTTTGCGGAGGAAACGGAGGCTGAAAATGTCTGAACAACTCATTGCTATTAAACAGCTTCCCGTCATTGAAGAAAGGCTGCAATCGATAAGCGCAGCGATACAAGAGCAGACCACCAAAGTTCTTTCCCTGGCAGTCACCGAGGATACCGTTAAGGAAATAAAGAAACGTCGGACAGAGCTCAACAAGAACTTCAAGGAGCTGGAGGAACAGCGTAAGGCTGTGAAATCTGCTGTCATGGCTCCATATGAAGCATTCGAGGAAGTCTACAAAAAATATGTAACCGACATCTTCAAGCCAGCCGACACAAAGCTGAAAGCTCGCATTGATGAAGTAGAATCCAGCCTATTAGACGACAAAAGAAGCCAGGTCGCGACATACTTCCAAGAGACTGCTGCAGTTCTCAATATAGACTTCGTAAAATTTGAGGATCTCGGTATAAAAGTTCTTTTCTCAGACAGTATGAAGAAACTGAAAGATCATGTCGACGACGCGCTCAATAAGATTGCCGGTGAGCTGGCCGTCATTGCTACGCTGGACTGTCCGGAAGAAATCTTAGTTGAGTATAAGTACAACCTCAATCTCACCAGCTCTGTTCTCACAGTCAAAACACGGCGGGAAAGATTGGCCGCTGAGCTCCAGCGTAAAGCTGAAATGCAGCAACCGGCTCCTGTCGTAGCACAAACAATTATTCCTGAGCCGGTAGTTCCTGCAGCTAAAGAGCCCGAGCCGGAAGAAATACCCGAAGTTGTGACAACTCCCGAACCGGAGCAGTCACTTATCACAATCACAATTAAATGCCACACCTACGATGAACTTATGGCCATTACAGAGGTTTGTAAGACTCGCAGACTGGCATACACCATCTCTTGAAAGGAGCAAATAAAAAATGATTAGAAACCCGAACGAAATTCAGGAACAGGAAAAGAAACTGAGGATCCTCATTGCCGGCTACCCTGGCATTGGAAAATCCACTCTTGCCTTATCTGCACCGAATCCGCTGCACATCGACGTTGATTTCGGTATTGACCGTATTGAGCCGAGGTATCGTAAGCCTTTTATTCAACCTGCTTCATACGACGAGATCATGGGTGACCTCATCCCAAGTAAACTCAAAGACTTTGACACCCTGGTATTCGACACAGGAGGAAAGCTTATAAGTCTAATGTCTCTCTGGGCTATCAAGAAGGATCCGAAGTATGGCCAGCGTGACGGCAGCTTATCCCTAAAAGGGTATGGATTTGTTGGGAAAGAGTTTGTTCGCCTCATGGACTACTGCTTCTACGAGCTTAATAAGCACATCGTTGTCGTATTCCATGCCATCGAAGACAAAGACGGTGATAATACCCGCCTCCGCATCAAAGTTGAAGGACAGACCAAGAACAACGTCTGGGAACCTATGGATCTGGGTGGCTTCGTGGAAATGTACGGCAACAACCGAACCATCGGCTTTTCTAACTGTGAGCGGTACTTTGCTAAGGGTACCCGCGGCATCAATGGTGTTATCAAAATTCCTGAGCTGTCACAGAGCACTTCTAATGATTTTCTCTTAAAACTGTTTGAGCAGTATAACGCCATCGCCGCTCAGGAAGTGGAGCAAAACGCTGAGGAAATGGCTGCGTACGAGACCGTCATGGCAAAGGGTAACGCGATCCTCGACTCCATCGAAGACGCAGATAGTGCGAATGCAGCTATGCCAAAGATTAAGGCACTAAAGCACGCCCTGACTTCAAAGCAGGAATTTAATGTTTCGTTCAATGCCAAAATCGCTGAACTGAATTTGGAGTTTAACAAGGCGGCTAAGAAGTATTTTCCGGCTACTCCGGCTCAGGAGGACGCAAAGGGGGCTGAATAAATGTCCAGATATCTTTTAACCCACTCCCTTCTTTCGTCCTGGCTATGGACCATGAAGGAAAGTCCCTACGAGGATATGACCACGGAGAAGGACAGCTATGCGGAATTTATTTCCTCGCTGAATCGTGTGCCTATTCCGACAAATGCAGCCATGCAGAAAGGTATCGACTTCGAGGATCTGGTTACTGACATCTTGAATGGCCAAGGCAATCAAAGCAGTAACTGGTATGAAGCTGCAACACAAGTCGCAAATATCGTCAGAGGGGGTCTACTGCAATACAAGGCCCGCCGGGATATTAAAGTAAAGGGTTTCGACCTGCTGCTCTACGGCAGACTGGATGCACTGAAAGCCGGCACTGTTTACGACATTAAATTCTCCGGTGGTTATGACGCCGGGAAGTATATCGACAGTACCCAGCACCCTACATACTTGGAGCTTGTTCCGGAAGCAAAACAGTTTACCTACCTCGTGAGTAATGGCAGCTATGTATGGCCGGAGACCTACAGGCGTGATGAAACTCCAAGTATTATACCGACTATTGAGGACTTCCTGGACTGGCTGGATATGAAAGGGCTTATGAATACGTACAAGGAGAAGTGGCTGGCGCTATGAAGGGACGACTGATTGACCTCTCCTTCGGGATGAATCGAAAACAGAGAATAACGCTTGAAGTTGATGCAGATTTTCGCAATAACTTTGACATGCTCAAGGAATTCGACGTCTCAGTTGAGATCAAGAAGTACCGTGAGAGGCGGAGCAAAGATGCTAACGCTTACTTCCACGTCCTGGTTAATAAAATCGCCGAGTACCAAGGTTTAGGAAACGATGAAGTAAAGAAAAGCCTGGTAATTGAATACGGCGCTCTTGCCAAGGATGATGACGGTTTCACTGTTGGCTTCAAGCTCCCGGAATCTGTGAACATTGACTCCATATATCCCTACGCAAAGGTATTCGATGTCCGGGAAGAAAACGGCCGCATGTTCAACTGCTATTTAGTTTATAAGCATACTCACGAGCTGGATAGCAAAGAAATGGCACGGTTGATTGATGGCACTATCTACGTTGCACAGGACCTCGGCATAGAAACCGACACTCCTGAGCAGCTGGCCAAATACAAGGAAGGTTGGGGCATATGAAAAGCATCATGCAGGAACGGAAAGAGTGCTACTTGACCGGATCCACCAACAACCTACACAAGCACCATGTCTTTGGTGGATCGAACCGCAAAAACTCTGAGAAGTACGGCTGCTGGGTTTGGCTCCGGTCTGACTGGCACAACATGAGCAACTACGGCGTACATTTCGACCGGAAGCTCAACCTGGCTATAAAGCACGATACCCAGGCTAAGTTTGAAACCATCTGGGGACATGCCCTCTTCCTGAAGGTGTTTGGCAAGAACTACTTGTGAGGAGGATGCACTATTAAAAAAGTAATTTGTCCGTACTGCGGCCGTAAGGCTGAGTACGAGAATAGCAAAGTTGTATATGGGCGTAGTTACGGCATGATTTATCTCTGTCAACCATGCGACGCCTACGTAGGAGTACACAGAGGCACAGACAAACCATTAGGCCGTCTGGCCGACAAGGAACTCCGGTATTGGAAAATGGCAGCCCATGAAGCATTTGACCCCATCTGGCAATCCAAGGCAATGAAGCGGAACGAAGCCTATAAATGGCTGGCCGGATGCATGGGGCTAAAGCCAAAGGAAACTCACATCGGAATGTTTGATGTTCAGCAATGTAAGAAAGTTATAAAAATTTGTAATGATGAAAGGAGTTTTTCACAATGGAAAACACAGAAAAAAGGCAAGAAGAAATGATCATTCGCGAGGGAGCTTTGGAGCTCTGTATCGACCACGACCACATCACTATCCCGGTTACCAGATTTCAGGAACTGGTTGAGGCTGAGATTAAACTGTCCATCGCTGACAGAATCTACAGAACCACCGAATCCTACAGCATGAAAGACCGCTTTGAATTATTGTTCGGTCCTCTTCCTGAAAAGGGTGATGTCAATGCTTAACAACATCACGCTCATGGGACGGCTTACAAAGGATCCGGAGCTGCGCTACACGCAAAGCAATACGGCAGTAACATCTTTTACCCTGGCCGTTGAACGTGACTATTCAGGCAAAGACAGCGAAAAGCAGGTTGACTTCATAGACTTCATTGCGTGGAGGCATACCGCTGAATTCCTGTCAAAGTACTTTTCAAAAGGCCGCATGGTAGTTGCTGTCGGCAGGCTGCAGACCCGTATGTGGGAAGACAAAAACGGCAATAAACGCAAGGCTGTTGAGGTCGTCGCTGAAAATGTGTATTTCGGTGACAGCAAGAAAGAAAGCGACGGCGGCGGATATCAATCTCAGTACAACACTACATCGCAGGCAGGCAATGCGCCATCCTCTGTTTATGACGGATTCACCGAGATTGATGGAGAAGACGATGAGCTTCCCTTTTAATTCTACAATAGACCGCTCTTAGCGGGGCGGTCTATTCATCCAAACATGAAAGGGGGTTCAGTGGATGGCGTGGATAGAAAGCAATCAAGAAATCGGAAGACACCCTAAAATGAAAAAGCTTGCACGTCTGCTCTCTATCACTTGGCCTGAAGCCGTCGGATACCTCCATTATTTGTGGTGGTGGGCATTGGACTTCGCTCAAGATGGAGATCTCTCAAAATTTGAAGCTGGAGACATTGCCGATGCGGTACTGTGGCAGCGTGAGCCAATGGAACTTGTAGACGCTCTTACGGAATCGGGTTTCTTGGACAGAAATGATTCGGGCGGGCTTGAAATACATGACTGGTTTGATTACGCCGGGCGATTAGTTGAGAAACGTGAGGCGAACAAAGAGCGTATGAGAAAGGCACGTGCCAAGGCTAAACAAGCAAGTTCGCAGAACGTGCGAAACACGAACACTGCACGTACAGGGGCTACAGTACCTAACAGTACAGTACCAACCGTACCTAACAGTACAGTACATACAGAACCAAACACAACACCACCTGATGATGAGCCACTCCCTCCCTCCCCACCTGTTCCCTATGAAAAGATACGAGAGCTTTTCAACGTTACATGCCCGAGCTTCTCAAAAGTAATGGGGATAAACGGTAAGAGGAAAATAGCAGTGGCTGCCCGATGGGGTGAGCACTCTGACCTTGATTTCTTCGAAAGCTATTTCAAAAGAGCCGAGGACAGCGACTTCCTAAAGGGCAAAAATGACCGAAACTGGAAAGCAACATTCGATTGGTTAATGAATGCAGCTAACATGGACAAGGTCAGAGAGGGCAATTACGACGGAGGAGGTAAAAAGAATGGAGTCACTAAAGAGCATACTGGGCAGGGCGATAGTTCCTTCAAGCTCTCCGGATTCAAGACAGAAAAATGATAATGACAATAGTAATGACAATTGCTTTGACAGCAACATCATGAGTAATGAACCAAGAGCTGAACAGCACAATCCACCAGAAGCCGTATCCTGTGAATACTGCGGTGCTCCCAGATATACAAAAGGCATCTATCTCGGTAACAGAGTAATGTGGATGCCTTACGGACCGGAACGCTGCGACTGCCCGGATGCTGTGGCAGCTTATGAAAAGGCTGAGGCTGAACGTCTGGCCAAGGAAGAAGCTGAACGCAAAGCAACACAAGCATTCATGCTAAGAGAACGGATCCGGAAGATAATCGGGGAGTCCGGCATGGGAGATCGGTTCCTGCGCAGGACATTTGAAACATTTGAAGTAACCAAGGAAAACCAAAAGGCCTACACCATGGCCAAGAAGTATGCTGATAGCTTTGAGAATCTCATTCCCAAGAGAGGGCAGCCGGAACCAGGGCGCAATGGAATGTTTATAGCAGGCCCTGCCGGAACTGGAAAAACTCACATAGCTGCAGCAATAGCAAACCAGCTTATCCATCAAGGAAGGCCGGTAATATGTATGACTATGATTGACCTGTTGGCGCGGATCAGGAAGACATTCAACCGGGATGGTACTGATGAAAGCGCGGTACTCAGTATGTATAAGACGGTTCCTCTACTCATCATTGATGACATTGGCAAGGAGCCTCCCACAGAATGGGCTATCTCCACGGTTTACAACATCATCAACGGTCGCTATGAAGCATACCTGCCAACCATAGTCACAACCAATTACGACGATAAGGCGCTTATCGAAAGGATGACACCTAAGACATCCGGGGATAGCGTCACAGCAGAGGCCACGATTGACCGCCTGATGGAAATGTGCATCGGGGTTGTGATGACCGGTACGAGCTGGCGTCAGAGATAGGAGCGAAACGATGAGACGAACACGCAGGAAAAGGAGATTGGCTCCACGAGGATACATACTTCTGATAGTCGTTGCAACAGGCCTATTGTACCTTGCATTCGGCGGAAAGTCTGAGGAACAGGTATCTACCGTATCGGAAATACCGGTGCTGGAATCGCCAATAACGACACAGAAAGCCGAACCGATGATGGCTATAGAAATATCTACGCCAGATCCAACACCGCAGTGCATAAAGCCGGTGGAGCGGTATTCAGAAATCACTATGAACGATGACGAGCTGGACGAGCTGGCCGAGATTATATACCACGAATCCAGGGGCGAATCCGTCGAAGGACAACAGGCAGTAGCTGAGGTTGTATTCAACAGAGTAATTGCAGATAACTTCCCGGATACGGTGCATGATGTCCTACACCAAAAGAAGCAGTTCTCCACCGTCCGGCTGCTGAACACAGTGGATCCTCGGCAGGAACAGTATGACGCCATCAACGCAGCGCTTTACGGTCCGACAATTCTGCCGGCAGATGTAGTCTTCTTTTCCCGCTCCGGAGAGAACAGCAATATATGGGGATCAATCGGCGGTCATGTATTTTGTTACCAGTATAACTGGGATTAGGGGGAAGTCATGAAAAAGCAAAAGTTATTTGAAAACGTATGCGGTGTAATTAGCTTCCTGGGCTTCCTGTTGCTAATCGGAACAGTCGGAGCAATGGAACACGACACTATCACAATGGGCAGGGGTATTCTGCAATCCGTTATTTGCATGGCGATATTTGCAGCAGCTGCCTACATAGGAGGGTTCATGAATGAAGATAAGGTTTACCGTACTCGGAGAGCCACAAGGAAAAGGACGTCCACGGTTTGCGAACGTAAAAGGCAGAGTGATAACCCACACGCCAGACGCAACCGTGCTCTATGAAAATCTAATTGCTACAGAGTATCGCAGACAGGTCGGAAGCGCGAAGTTTCCAGACAAAGAAATGGTAGACATGCGAATAATGGCGTACTTCACCATTCCGGCCAGCACCAGCAAGAAGAAACAAAAGCAAATGGAAGACGGAGAAATCCGGCCAACTAAGAAGCCGGACATGGATAACATCATCAAGGTTGTAGCAGATAGTCTGAACCAGATAGCCTACCGCGATGATGCACAGGTAGTTGATTGTCAGTTAAGAAAATATTATTCAAGACAACCACGGATTGAGGTAACGATCCTCTCCGTGGATTGAGAAAGGAGGGTCAAGATGGATAAAAAAGCGTATGAGTTAACACTTGAAAGTGATGCATTCAATGCTCTTAAAAGCGACTTTAACATGCTTTTAAGAAAGACGCTTTCTACAATGATTCAAAAGGAGGGAGAAAAAGCTGAGCTGAAACTGTCTCTTAAAATATCTCTCACACAGGGAGAATCACGAGATTTGGATGAAGTCAGATATGAGGCCCAGCGTGAAGTTATCCTCCCGAAGTTTGAGCACAAGATAAGTACTGTTATGCAGTACAAAGACGAGAAGAGCGGATTTGTCGGCGGAGCTGAGTATGAGCTTGTTTGGGATAAAGTCAAAGGTTCTTATGTCATGCGCCCCATAAAGAATAACCAGATGGATCTATTTGAGTATTCCGACCAGAGCGGATATGAGTACGAAGGGAGCGAAGACGATGCTGAAGCGTGAGGACTATAAAAACATTAAGCGTATGGATAGGCAGCAGATGGATGCATACCTGCAGCGGATATACATGCGCGGATATGAAGCCGGCGCCAAAGGCCCTGTCATAAAGCAAGCTCCCTCTACCCTTCCGGACAAACAGGAAAAGAAAGGGCTGGGTGAATAATCATGGCACAACCTCTGCGCTTGAGAGATGAACATCAAAAAGCAATAGTGAAGAAGTTTGAAAGCCAGCTCAGCTCCGGCAGACATAGAAAGTGGACAGTATGGTCTGATTTCGTTGCGATGGCGGCTTGCACCCTCTCACTGGCTGATCTCAAAAAGCGTGGAGAACGTGAAAAGCTATATGCAGACATTGCCAAGAAGTACAACGAGCAAGAAATGGACCGGTTCTGCGCTATGTTTTCAGACCTGATAAAAGCTTACGAGGACAACCCTTCTCAGGATTTACTCGGAGAGCTCTTCATGAGGCTGGAGCTAGGCAACGACCATAACGGACAATTCTTCACACCATATAGTGTCTGCGTGATGATGGCAAAAATGAGCGCCGGGGATCTCAAAGCGGAAATCGACAAGAGAGGCTATGTGTCTGTAAACGATGAAACAGTTGCCGAAATGATACGGACTGCATAACGATTTAAGATTGAAAACGCCTATAAAGCCGTTTATATAAGGGGTTTCTGACACCGAGGGGTGTGCAGATGCCTTGTTTTTTTTGTCTGCGAACTTTGGTTGACAGTTTTGGGAATAGTCAGAGGGGTGTGCGCCCATTAGATTTTGCACACGCTCATAACGATAAAACCGTCCCGTAACGATTTACAAATTCAGTCGTTATGAGGGTGTGCAAATTGTTGATAGCATCGATTATCGCTTAATCCCCTTGACTTTCCTGCCCTTTAGAGTGATGTATAGACACTACATCCGGAAGGAGGATTTTCAATGTTTGAAAAGGAAGTCGACTACCGTCTGGCGAAGTGGATACTCCTCAACATGGAGAAGGACGGAATCATAACGCCAGACGAGTTACGCCTTGCCTGGATCAATATAGCAGGACACTATGAACCGCCGTTTCTTGAAGTCGAGAATCTGGATGACAAAATGGGAGATGGGATGATTGTGGATGACAGATAGGCTTGTCACAAGAATCACTGCTTTGCCGAAACCAGCGATCTTCAATGAGACAGCAAGGGCGATACTGCGAGTTGCTGCGTATGCGAGGGTTTCCACAGACCATGAAGACCAGGAAACGAGTCTCGCCGCACAGGCGGACTACTACAAAAAGAAAATCACAGAACATCCTGGCTGGGAGTTCGTGGAAATCTACGTGGATGATGGCATCTCTGGTTTGAGTACGAACCGCCGGGATGGTTTCAACCGCATGATGGAGGACTGCCTTGCTGGACATATTGACCTGGTGCTGACGAAATCCATATCGAGGTTCGCAAGGAATACGGTGGACACTGTCACCGCAATCCGCAAGCTTAAAGAAAAAGGGGTCGGGGTCTATTTTGAAAAGGAAAATATCTTTACAACGGATTCCAAAGGGGAATTCCTATTGACCCTCATGTCCTCGCTTGCCCAGGAAGAGAGCCGATCTATTTCTGAAAATGTAACATGGGGACAAAGAAAGAGAATGGCGGATGGGAAAGTCAGTATTGCCTATAGCAATTTTCTCGGATATGACAAGGGTGAAGAAAAGTACACGATGGTCATAAACGAGGAACAGGCTGTCACGGTGCGCAGGATTTTTCATTTGTTTCTGCAAGGATATACGCCACATACGATAGCCTCTCTGCTTACGGCAGACAGAGTACCGACACCGTGTGGCTGCGATACATGGAATCAACAGACTATTCGCAGGATGCTGTCAAATGAGAAATACAAAGGCGACGCTCTCCTGCAAAAGGAGTTCACGGTAGATTTTCTCCGAAAGAAAAAGAAGAAAAACGAGGGGGAGCTACCTCAATATTATGTCGAAGGAGACCATGAGCCGATTATCAGCCCGTGGCTTTTTGATTATGTGCAGAAAAGATTGGACTCTCGTTTTGAGATTGGGAACACAAGGTACAGCGGAGTTACGCTGTTCAGCAGTAAACTGATTTGCGATAAATGCGGATCGATTTACGGTCCTAAGCCGTGGCACTCCACCAGCTATAACCACTTAGTTTGGCAATGCCGCCGAAGGCACATTAAAGAGAACAAATGCCTGGCCTTCAATATTTACGATAAATTGCTTCACTTTGCAGTTCACGACATAGCAATGAATGAGGTGTGCAGGAGAAATATCGAGCAGACGGTAACGGCTGCTGTCCTTCCTTTCCTGCCGGAGGTAAGAAAAAAGAAAGCTTTGGAATGGCTGCGGGATTTTCGCTTGAGGAACATATGGAAACTTCAGTCTGATGAAGAGGATATTGCAATGATTATCGACCGTATCGTTGTTATGGAAAACGGCACAGCAGAGGTGCATCTGATTGATAGCAACGTTCAGAAATACACATTCCCGGAATTTCATCCGGCGAAGTATACGGAAGAGAATCAGAAGCGGCAAGAACCACGGAAGAAGGCTTCGAAAAAGCCTGCTGTAAAGGAACAAGATGCTCCGCCAATCATTACTGCCTGTCAGAATTGCGGAGCGGAGATCGTCCAGAGACCGAAAGTAAAACAGCGAAGATTTTGTTGTAATGAATGCCGGAATCAATGGTGGAATCAACATCTCGATGAAGTGAAACGGAAAACCTACTACGAGATTATTTGCCGGCACTGTGGAAAGGTTACCACGGTTTATGGGGACAGCCGAAGAAAGTACTGTAGCCATGAGTGCTACATCCAGCATCGATACACGAAAAAGCGGGACAACCGTTGTTAATTTTCGCCCTAAACTATATTCTTTCCTCCGTAATGGAGTGTCTGATCAACATACTCATACGGGTACGGAAAGTTTTATTAAGGTGACCTTTTTCACTTTTTGAGTAACATTAATATATGTGCGTATGCAGGGTTCTCTCTCAAAAAAGATGTCAAAGAGTATTAATGAATATTAATAAATATCATAGTAAAGCTTGAAATATCGCTTAATATGTGCTATACTTGAAGCTGTATAATTATGTTTTTTGATATCCTGAGAGGTGAACGCTATGAGAGAGAGAGCCGATGACAACTACATCAGTCTTGAAGATGCAGCTAAATACTTGAATATCAAGCCAGTAACTCTGCGTAAGTGGATAAAGCAAAAGACAGACCTTCCGGCACATCAGATTGGGCGCTTATGGAAATTCAAACGCTCCGAACTGGATGCATGGGTGAACAGCGGAAAAAGCGCCATAAAATAACATCTGAGATGGAAAGGACTGTATAATATGCCTGAAACAGTATTATATAACCAAGATTGCATAGCTGCCATGCAGCAAATTGATACGGAATCTATTGATTTGATTATTACTGATCCGCCATACAATTTAGGGAACTTTATGAAGAGAAGAGATACAAACCTTAAAAAGATGCGAGATAACTTTTTTGGGTCTGCAGGCTGGGATGACTTGGAGTTTGATGAGTGGTCAAAATCTATGGAAGACTTTTTCAAGGCATCTGCCCGTGTTATAAAAAAGGGTGGGAGCATGATTGTGTTCATGGCAATCATCAAGGTTGAAACCATAATAAAGCTTGCAGAAAAGCATGGATTTTACTACAAGACCACAGGAATTTGGCATAAAACAAATCCGATGCCAAGAAACATGAACCTTCATTTTGTGAATTCCACGGAAGCATGGATTTACTTTACGTATAAAAAAAGGACGGGCACTTTTAATAATGACGGTGCATTGTTCCATGATTTTATTGAAACATCAGTGACGCCTAATGGAGAGAGAAAGTATGGAAAACATCCCACGCAAAAGCCGGAGGGGCTTATTCAACATTTTATTGAGATACTCTCTAATCCAAAGGATACCGTACTTGATCCATTTATGGGAAGTGGAACGAC